ATAGATGTTCTTAGTATGAATTTACATTTTCCAGATATAGGTAGAGATTTACTTAATCAATTAAAAGAAAAAACAAAAAAACTTTTTGAAAAAGAATATGATAAACATTTTTAATAAGTGTAAATTTTAATTTACACTTATTTTTTTTCCCATCAAAAAACATTAATAAAAAATTAATATAACAAAAAACCCTTGACATCTCGTTAATTAATGATATAATACTTGACATGATACAGTATAATCCTGCTGGTCTAGAGAAAAAAAATAATAAATAAAAATTATTTTCTTTCAAAGATATAAAAAATATTATATTATACAAAAAACAAAAAAATATATATTAGGTAATAAGTCATAAAGATAATATATAGTTTTAGTAGAAATATAATATATCCTTTTTTGAACAATAAGTCATAAAATCAAAAATGAGGCCAAAAGGAAATTTGCCCGTAAGGGCAACAGGATTCAATTGGGGGTGTATTTTAGGGGGTGGAAATGATTCAATATGTCTAAAAACATGAATTTGATAAAAGCAAATAGAGCAAAAAAAGATGAATTTTACACTCAATTAAAAGATATAGAAAATGAATTAAAATATTATGTAAATTTTTTAAAAAATAAAACAATTTTATGTAATTGTGACAATCCATTAACAAGTAATTTTGTAAGATTTTTTATAAAAAATTTTAATAATTTAGAATTAAAAAAACTTATTGTGAGTTGTTATAATAATGGAAATCAAAAAGCATATAAAGGAATTATTTTTTCTGTTCCAGAAAAAATAAATAATATAAAAGATATTTATAATTATAATAAAAATATTTTAATGGAATTAAAAGACAATGGAAGTTTTGATTCAGATGAATGTGTAGAATTATTAAAAGAATCTGATATTATAATTACAAATCCGCCTTTTAGTTTATTTAGAGATTTTCTTAAATTATTAATTGATAATAATAAAAAATTTATTATTATAGGAAATCATAATGCTCTTACATATAAAGATGTTTTTAAATTATTTATGAAAAATGAAATTTCTATAGGATATACTTACCCTAAAGATTTTATCGTATTTCCAGAAAATAATAATAAAAATATAAAAATAGATGAAAATGGTAATTATATTGCAAAATTTGGTAATATATGTTGGTTTACAAATTTTATTTTAGAAAAAAGCAACAAATATATTATATTAAAAAAATATTATAATGAAGAATATTATCCAAAATATGAAAATTATGATGTTATTAATATAAATAAAATTGAAGACATACCTTGTGATTATGATAAAATAATGGGTGTTCCAATTACAATTCTTGACAAGTATAATTCAAACCAATTTGAAATTATTATGTTGGCGGGTGGTAGTGCTAGATGTAATACCGACCCTGATATTTTAAAACTTGTAAAATATGTTAAAAATAAAAAAGATAAAGGTGGTTCTGGAATTATAAACGGAAAACCTGTTTATGCACGAGTATTTATAAGAAATAAAAATCTTATATAAAAAGGAAAAAATGGAAATAAAAATTATAAGATACCCAAAAGAAGAAGATTGGAAAAGAGCTTTACTTTTAGCTCGTGAAACTCAAGGAAAAGAAGGTGAATTAACTCCTTCTTTTGAATGGAAAAAGAAACTAATTAATAGTGAACATTCACCATTAAGAACCCTGATGTTTACTATTGAAATGAAGGACATACCTTATTATAATAGCGTTCATTTTGTGAGACACAAATTTGGCGTTGAGCATTATGTAAAAAGTCAACGTTCTAATATTGATAGAGGTCTTGAACCACAAAACGCTCTCGTTAATCATATTATGGATATTAATGCACAAGCATTGATATTTATGGCAAGAAAAAGAATGTGCTATAAGGCAGATGAAACAACAAGGTATATTATGAATGTAATAGTTGCTGAAATTGTAAAATTATGCCCAGAATTTAATCAATTTCTTGTTCCAGAATGTGTTTATCGAGGTGGTATTTGTCATGAATTTAAGCCTTGTGGAAAAATGAAATTAAAAACTATTGACAATCAATAAAAAATAATATATAATAAATATAAAAATAAAGTCAAATCAAATTTGTATGAAAGGAAATGAAATTATAAATGAATACTTTTAATGCCATTGGTTATTTTAAAGGTTCAAATAATACCAGTCTTGTTCAACATATTCCATCTAAAACTGGAAATGGTGAATTTTTAAAACTTAGTTTTGGTGTATCTATTCCTGAAAAAAATCAAACAACATTTGTAACTCTTTTAGGAAATACACAACCAGTAATTCATGCTCAATCTGCTGTATCAAAAGGAGAGCAAATTGATATTAAATGGGAAGATAGGCTGAAAAAAGAATCTATTGATTCTGTTGCTCAATTTGCTAAATATACATTTTCATATCCATCAAATAATGGAAGAATTTATGAAGAATTTATTTCTGCTTATGATATGATTCTTTTTGCAGAAAAATACTTCGATAAATATGTTTTAGAAAAAAAGATGCCAATGCGTGTTTACGGACGTTTTACACGCAATCCTTACGATAATGGAACTTCTGTTAGAACATACAATCAATTTAATATTCAAAGTATTTATATTTATGATGAAGATGCGAAAATTGATTGTAGCACAATTGTAAAAGCTGAAATTATTTATAATAAAGATTCTTTGATAATGGATAAAGAAAAAAACCGCTATCTTGTTTCTGCTTATACAAGTGAATATATTAATAAAGCTATTGGTCAAAAATATGTTCCATTTTGTCCTGTTTATGATGCAAGAAAAATTATGGAATTTATTGCACAGGGTGGAGAAAAGACAGAACAACTTAAACGCATTCACGAATCAATGATGAATTATTTGCATGATAAACTCCCTGATGATGGAACGTTTGTAACGATGATGTATGAACTTCTTTATATTCGCTGTGCAGAAGAGGTTGAAATTGATGAAAGTATGCTTACTGCGGCACAGCTTGAAGAAATCGCTCTCGGTGAACGAACCATTGAAGATTATAAAACTCGTGCAGTCGGTGAAACGATTGAGGAACTTCGTTTCTATAAAAAGGTTTTAAATGGTAAATACGCTGATGGTATTGTTATGACAGCACTTTCACCTCATGATATTGAAAATGAAGTTTATCTTGGTAAAAATACTGTAGTTGAACATCAATATCTTGATAATGATGAAAAAAAGGCAAAAGAAAATAATTTATTAGATGAATTGTTTAATATTTAAAAAAAGGAAATTTTATGCTTAAAATTCAAACCAACGAAATTAGTTTCAACATCAAAGATTATGTTCATCTTATTATGGGTTCAAAGAAAATCGGTAAATCCACACTATTCTCTGAAATCGGAAGAATAGAATATGGTCTTGATAAAACACTCTGTATCTCTATGGGAGATGAAGATGGTCATCAAGTTTTAAAAGGATTGCCTTATGTTAATCCTAAAAATTGGGATGAGTTTCATGAATTTATTCATGATATGGTTACACACCCAGAAAACTATCCTTTTGAAATTGTATCAATTGATACAATTGATGTTATGGTAGATATGGCAGTTGATAAGATTTTGAAAGAACATCTTATCAAATATAAGGAACCTTGCAAAAGTATTAATGATGCTTTTGGTGGTTATGGTCGCGGTAAAGAAGCAGTTTGCCGACTTATTTCAAATGAAATTGAACTTATCAAACAGAGCAAATATGGTTTGTTTTTGATTGGTCATAATAAGGTTAAACCTCAAGAAGATAAAGATGGAATCAAGTTTCTTCAATTGACCAGTAATCTTGAAAGTCAATATTATAATACTTTTGCATATAAAGCTGCTATTATCTGTAATATTGATGTTGAACAGAATATTGGTGATGCTATTCTTGATTCAACAGGTAAAACTCGCAAGGCAGGAAAATTACAAAATAGTGAACGATATATGTATTTTCGTTCAGATGGATACGTTGATGCAGGAAGTCGTTTCCGCAATATTCCTAATCGTGTGCCTTTTACTGATGATCCTAAAATCGCCGCTCAAAATTATATCAATGCAGTAAAGGAAGGCATTAAGGATGCTGATGAATTTTCTGGCAATGATGAGGATTTTGCCAAATTAGCTAAAAAAGCCGATGAAGTGAAAGAAGAAAAAGCAAAAAAAGCAGCTGTAGCTAATATTAAAGCAGACGAAGAAGAACAAAGAAGTGCTTTGTTTGAAAAATTTAAAGAACTTCTTATGAGTGCCAACACAAAACAAAAGAATGAAGCTGTAAATCTTGTGAAAGAATTAGGTTATTCAACAAAAGACTTAGAAACAAAGTCCTCTATTGAAGAATTAAATCAGCTTATTTCAATTCTCAAACAGGATAATTTCGTTTCCTAATTTTGGTTTGACTTTTGAAAAAATGATGGTATAATAATTTTTAATAGTTATATATACCATCATTTTTTATTATAAGGAGATATGTTAAAATGGCAAAAGAAACGTATAATCATTCATATAGAGAAGTCGTTGATTTAATTTCTGAAGACCTTGGATATCAAAAAGGTGATAAATTCAATACATTTATAGTAAAAAAATTAAAAACTCTTCGAGAAAACTATGCAGATGAAGTTATTGCTGATGTTGTAAAAAATGAAGGATGGAAAATTCGTGGAAAACATTTTGATAAACAATACAATAAAATAGCATATTATTTTGCCATTATAAAAAACAATATATCTTATTATAATAAAAAATACAATGAAAAAAAATCTTTTAATGAAAAAATCAAATTACAAAATGAAAATAATTTCATAGAAGAAGATATTTTTTCTAATAGTAATAACAAAGAAAATTCTGGGAATAAGCGTGATATTAGTTCCATTTTGGAGGATTTTTAATGATTAGAAAAAGTGTTGCTCCTGTTTTATTGAAAAATAGAGACATTATAGAAGGAAATTTCGTTTTATCTTTATGGAAATCTCCAGAACTATTTCTTGAATATGATATAAAACCGGACATTGATTTTAAAACAGAGGCAGGAAAAATATATTATGAAATTGGTAATGGAATGACAAAAAGAGGAATTTATACTTTTGATGAAATTTCAGTTGAAACATTTCTTAGCAATTTTCCAGAATATAAGAAAAAATTTGATGAATTTGGCGGTTATGAATCATATAAAGATAGCGTTAGACTTATTGACCCTGAAAATATAGAATATTATTATGATGAATTACAAAAAAGTAATTTATTAATATCTTTATACAAAGCTGGTTTCAATACAGATGAAGATTATGAACTTTTTTCAAAAGTAAGGTGCCAAAATGTATATGATTACTATATTGATAAAATTGAAACAGCTTCAATTAGACAATCAAACAGTGGTATTTCTATTGATGATTTAGTTTTGACAAAAAAATTCATTGATGAATGTGATACTGGTGATGAAATGGGATTAAGTTATGGAAAAACTTGTCCAATTCTCAATAGTATCACAATGGGAATAATGTCAAAAGAAGTTATGTTTTTTTGTGGTCAAAGCGGAACATTTAAAACATCATTTTCTTTTGCAAATTTTTTAATGCCATTAGTTGATAATGGTAACAAGGTTTGTATTATATCTAATGAACAAAGTATTAGAGAATTTATTAGAATTTTAGCAGTAATGACATTGACAAAAAAATTCAACTATTTTAAAATAAATAGGAAAAAGTTAATTGCTGGTGGATTTACTGATGAACAAAAAGAATATTTATATAGAGCTTCTGATTTTACAGAAGAAAATTATAAGGGGAATTTATTCTTTAGCAGTATCGGAGATTATGATATTAATACGGTCTCTAAGATTATTAGAAAAAAGTCAAGAGAGGGTGTAAAGGTATTTCTCTATGATACTTTTAAATCAGACAATTTATCTGATGAACAATTTTGGGGAAAACTTATGCAAGATAGTCAAGACTTGCTTCAAATTGCAAGAAAAGAAGACGTAAGTATTATCTTGACATATCAGTTGGCAACTGGAAAACAAAGAGAAAGGTATTTGGACGCAACTTGTCTTGGTGCTTCAAAAGGAGTAAAAAACATATGTTCTCAAATGATTCTTTCAAGACCATTATTTCCTGATGAGTTTACAGGAGAGAAGAATGAGATTGAAGCATATAGGATAAACTATAAAGAAAAAGATGAAGCTGGGAATCCTAAGAAAGAAAGAATAACAATCATTCCTGATCCAGATTCAGTTTATATAGTTGTTTTTATTGAAAAATCAAGAACAGATAAAGGCAGAAAACAAATTCTTTACAAAGTTAATGGTGATTTTAATTTATGGCAAGAAATGGGTTATTGTAATGTGAAATATGTATAATTCTGTTGATAATATAAAGGATTTTTTGATAAACAATCCAGAAAAAATTGTTGAATTATTAGAAAATACGAATTTTTATAATGTCACATATAGAAGATATTGTAATCAAATTCGATGTTCTAAAACGCCAGAAAGTAATAAAAATGGTGTAGAAATTTATTGTGACAGTTTATTTGGAGTTATATATTCCACGGGCGTTAGGGGTGATATATTCCAAATAATTATGGAGCATAATAATATATCTTTTTCTGAATTAATTAAATTTATTGAGAATTTCTTTAATTTGGAAAGAAAATTTTATTCAAATAAAAAACCTCTTTTTGGTGGTGTTTATGCAAAATATTCTAAAAAACAGGATTATAAAGAAGTAGAAGAAAAAGAAGAAGAATATGATATTTCTATTTTAAATAACTATAGGAACTTGCCTTCAATTTTATTTTATAATGATGGAATAGATACAAACACTCAAAAGAAGTTTCATGTATGTTATGACGATAATACTTCAAGAATTTGTGTACCTTGGTTTAATGAAAATGGCAAAGTTGTTGGAATAGAAGGAAGAATAAATCAAACAGAAATAGATGAAGATACTCCGAAATGGTTTCCTATTATACCATTTAAAAAAACAAATCATTTATATGGTTTTTTTGAAAATTATTCTGATATAATATATAATAATGATTTATATATATTTGAAAGTACAAAAAGTGTTATGAAGTGCTCCGCTTTAGGTATAAATAATGCTTGTGCTTGCGGTGGAAATTCATTATCTAAAAATCAAGTATCAAAAATATTAAAAACATATGTTGAAAATGTAATTATTTGTTTAGATGAAGATATAACTGAAACTCACATGATTCGACAATGTGAAAAATTTAAAAAATTATATTTTTATAAAAAAAATGTCTTTTATATTTTTGATGAAAATAGGAAATATTTAAAATCTGGAAGTAAAACGTCCCCTATTGATTATGGTTTAGATGTTTTTAATAAATTATTAAGTGAATGTAAGAAAGAATATAAGGAATAAATAAAATGAATATTTTAAGAGATGATAAAACAATTGAAATTGACGAAAAAATAAAGTTAGAAATGACAGTTGGTGATTTTTTAAGTATGTATATAGCAAAAATGACTTGTTCACCAGATGAATTTGAATTATGTCAAAATGAATTTTTTCCAGAAATACATGAAGATTTATTCGTAGAATCTGTTGATACATCGGAAATGGAATGGATAATAGATGAGATTAACTTTCCACATCAAGAATGGTTATAAATAGGTTGTAAAAATCATGATTGCATATATTAGAGAAGATGCAGACAATAAATTATCTGAGCTAATAGAAAGAGATATTCCAGTCTACTCTGTAAGTAGACTGGAAACTTATAATACCTGTAAATATAAATATTATAAAACATATATAGAAAAAAGTAAGGAAAAATCAGAAAATATATATTCTGTACTTGGAAGTAAAGTTCATTCTTTATTAGAGAAACAATTTATAATAAAAAGAAACGATTCCAAAGAAGAAATTGACTTTAGGAAAGAAATTTTAAATGAATTACAGGATGCTGAATTAAAAGGTTATTCATTTTCGTCAGAAAAAGTAAAAGAAAAGTGGATATATGATATTATTCATTTTTGTAATAATTCTAAGTTTTATGAAATGAATATTATAGAAAATGAATTGCATTTTTTATTAGATTTTGATGGTTTATGGATTCAGGGGTATATAGATGCTATTGTAGACAATGGAGACAATACTGTTTCTGTTATAGATTGGAAAACATCATCAGCGTTTAAAACATCTGAATTAGATAAAAAAGCGAGGCAATTGCTTTTATATAAAATAGCTCTTGAAGAAGCTGGAACATCTGTTTCTCATGTGTATTGGGATATGCTTAAATATGCGGATGTATCTTGGGTAAATAAATCTAAAAAAACATCTCATAGAATTTGTGAAAGAAATGAAATTCTTGATAAGATGAGGAGTGAATTTACTAAATATTTATATGAAATAGGATACAATGATGATAAAATAAATGAGATGTTTTCAGCTTGCGAAACAATGAATACTTTAGATTTTTTTCCTGAAGAATTAATCAATAAATATAAGATAAATGATTATTTATTAGAATATGATACAAATATTGAAAAGGAAAATGAGTTTTTGAGTTATGTTGATGATACAGTTTATGAAATAGAAAGTAATATAAATAATGAATCTTTTTGGGTTCCTGAGATTATTGATGAAAAAAATTCCTTTTTTTGTAATATGTTGTGTGATGTTTCAAAATTATGTGATGCATTTAAAAAATACCAATCAGGAATTACAAATTTTCAAAAATTAGAAGATTCTTTTTTGAAAGATTTATTTGGATAATATTGATTTTTTTATTTTTTAATGATATAATCTAAATAGAGGATTTAAAATATGGCTTTTGTAAATTATTATAAACATAGCATGTGGACAAATATTAGGCAAGCAGATTCCTCAACTTTTGTTGAGGAATATGTCGATAGGATTAAACAATTGAATCAAACTGTTTTGTCAACTGTGGAGCATGGTTGGCAAGGCAATGTTATAAACTATTATGAGTTAGCAAAGGCTAATAATTTAAAACTTTTAATTGGTGCTGAAGCATATTGGGTAAAAGATAGAAAAGAAAAAGATTCTACAAATTGTCATATTTGTTTACTTGCAAAAAATGAAAATGGTAGGAGAGCGTTAAATAAAGCTCTTACAATTGCAAATGTTGAGGGTTTTTATTATAAACCCCGTCTTGATGTTGAAACTATCTTATCATTGCCAAAAGATGATATTTGGTGCACAAGCGCGTGTTTAGCCTTTTATAAATATGGCTTTGAATATTCTAAAGAATTTGTATTAAAATTACATGAACATTTTGGAGATAATTTTTATTTAGAAGTACAAAATCATAATGTTGATATTCAAAAAGAAATCAATGCAAATATTTTAAATTGGTCTAAAGAATATGGGATTGAATATATTTGTGGACTTGATTCTCATTATATTTACCCAGAAGACGCAAAAAAAAGAAATGCCTACATTGAAAGTAGAAATATTCGTTATCCTGAAGAAGAGCAATTTATTCTTGATTTTCCAGATGAGAAGACTATTTTTGATAGATTTAAAATTCAAGGTGTTTTATCAGAAAATGAAATAGAAAAATCAATAAAGAATACATACATTCTTGAAAATGTTGAACAATATACAGGAGAATGTTTTACAAAAGAAATTAAAATGCCTGTTGCTTTAAAATATAAAAATATGACAACAGAGCAAAAAGAAGATGAATTAAGAAAAATTGTTTATAATGGATTTAACGAATATAGCAAGAATTTTAATGAAGAAAAAAAACAAGAATATAGAGATGAAATTGAAAGAAATTTAGCTGTTATTCATGAAATTAATCACGCTGATTATTTTTTGGGAAATTATGAGTTTATTAAAAAAGGAAAAGAACTTGGATGTATGTTAAGTCCAACTGGACGAGGTTCTTCTGTTTCTTTTTTAGTGAATTTCTTTCTTGGCTTTACCAAAGTTGATAAAATGCAATCAGCCATTCCATTGTATGCTGAACGTTTTTTGTCTGCAAAAAGAGTTCTTGAAGCTAAAAGTCTTGCTGATATTGACCATAATTCAGGTTATCCTGATAAACTTCAAATAGCGATGGAAGATATTTATGGAAAAGGACATTGTTATCCTTTAATTGCTTATGGCACAATGAAAAATAAGGGTGCTTGGAAAATGTATGCAAGGGTTAATAATGTTGATTTTGATATTGCAAATAAAATTTCCGAGCAAATTGACCAATATGAACTTGATTTAAAACATGCTTCTGATGATGAAAAAGATAATATAAATATTCAGGATTATATTTCTCCTGAATATTATGAGATATACAAAGAAAGTACAAGTTATTTGAAACTTGTTAATAGTCTGTCTGTTCATCCTTGTGCAAACCTTCTTTATTCGGAAGATATTATTGAAGAATTTGGTCTTATTCTTGTAAAAAGTGATACAAATAAAAAAGAAACTCTTTGTGTTTGCGCTGACGGTGCTTGGATTGAAAACTATAAGTTTTTAAAAGCAGATTTATTAAAAGTAGATGTTTCTAAGCTGATATATCGTTTATACGATAGAATTGGTGGAGATGTGATTTCTATTGAAGATTTATTAATGTTGGCAGAAAAACATAATGCATGGGATATCTATGCTCGTGGAATCACAATGGGAATTAATCAAGTTGAACAAGAAGGATCAAGACAAAAAGTAATGAGATATAAACCACGCAATATTGCTGAATTAGCTGCTTTTGTAGCTGCTGTTAGGCCCGGTTTTAAGTCTCTTTACAAAAAATTTGAAGATAGAGAAACATTATCTTATGGAGTTCAAGGAATTGATAAACTACTTGTTTCTACGCATGGAATGATGATGTATCAAGAAAACGTTATGGCAATATTGAACTACGCTGGCTATGATATGTCTGACTGTTATACAATGCTTAAAGCAATTGCAAAAAAGAAACCAGAAGTTGTTCAAAAATGCAAAACAGAATTTCATGAAATGATGTTTAAAAAATTAACAACCGTGGAAAACATAGAATCAAATAGAGCTAAACAAATTATTGAAGATATTTGGCAAGTTATTAGCGATTGTTGTGGGTATGCATTCAATAGTTGTTTATCTGGTGATACGATTATACAAAAATCAGCCATAGGCAACCATAAACTTCTTACAATTGAAGAAATGTATAATGTGAAAAATTCAAAAGAATATGCAAAAAATACTGGTCATATTGCATTATATAAAAAAATAAAAAGAGAAGGATATGGGAATGGTTTATCATTAAGGGAAGATAATAGAATTTATCCTAATGAAATTGTTGATATAAGATATAGTGGAATTGCTAAGATATATAGAGTTATCCTTGAAAACGGATATCACATAGATTGTACTATGAATCATAAGTTTCCAACCAATCAAGGAGATAAACTTCTATCAGATTTAAAAATAGGCGATGAACTTTTTGCGAAAAATGAAGATGCTTATCTATGCAAAATTAAATCAATTGAATTTTTAAAGGAAGATAAAGTCTATGATGTTGAAATGGAAGCACCTTATCATAACTTTGTTGTGAATGAAGGTATTATTACCTCAAATTCACATGCTATGTGTGTAGCTCTTGATGGCTTATATTGTGCATTAATCAAAAAAACATATCCATTGCTTTTTTATGAAGTATATTTAAATCTTCTCGAAGAGAACCAAGACAAGGATAAAATTGTATTAGCTAAAGAAGAAGCAACCAAATATTTCAATATCTCATTTCCAAAACCAAAATTTGGGGATGATAATAGAAAATCTATTGCAAATATAAAAAATAATAGCATTGCAACTTCTCTAAAATCAATTAAAGGTTTCTCTGCAACGACATCTGAAGATTTATACAAACTTGGTTTAATTTTTAGTGATAAAAAAGCAACTTTTTATGATATACTTAAGGAGATAGAGAATAAGAAACTAAAAATAAATACTGCACATATAGAGAAACTTATTGCTATTGGATATTTTTCTAATTATGGTTCAATATCTTGTTTGATAAAGTTTTATTCTTGTTATCAAAAAATACACGGGAGAAAGGAATTTAAAATATCTAATGAAGAAAAAATTCCTATAAAAATAGATGTATTGAGAAATTTTTGTGAAGTAGAGACATCGAAAACATTAAAAGGATTTAATGAAGTAGGATTTTTCAATTTTCTTTTACAAAAATTAAATTCATTACAAGATAACATAAAAGACGTTCTTTTTTACGAAAATGAATATCTTGGTCAGATATATACTAAAGATGAAAATGCCCCAGATAATCTTTATTATGTAGAAGAAATGATGTTTAAAAAAACAATTCGGTCTGTTTTATATCACATAAAAGATGGTACATATAAAACAGTAAAAATAAGAAAAAAGGTTTTTGATGAATCTCCGTTTACAAGTAATGAAATGATAAAAGTATATGAAATAAAACAAGAACCGAGATATGTGTATCAAGGTGAAGATGAAAATGGAAAACCAAAATTCATAAAAGATTATGAAAATATGGAAGATATTTTAAAAGATTATTATATTGTAGAATAAGAGGTAATATATAATGGTTTTGATTGATAGTATTGATAGGTATGAAGATTGTGAAGATAATAGTTATTTTGTTGTAAAAACAAATAGTACCAGTCCGGACGATGGGTGGAACAGTTGGAATAACTTTTTGAATAAATATATGTCAGGAAACGATTTTAACAATTTTAATTCTCAAAAAAAGAAAACAGAGATGGTTTTGCCTAAAATTATTCATGAAACTAAAAACGATGTATATGTGGCAAAATTTCCTGATGGGACAAAAGAAGTTGATATTTTAAAGCCAAATCATGGTGATGAATATGATTTAGAAAAAGGTCTTTTGTATTATGTTATTAAACATAATCTTGATTTAGGTAAGGTTCTCGAATGGATGAGACCTATTCTTGATGAAACAAAGAGACCTGAAAATATAGAAAAACATAATAAAAAACTTGAAGCAAAAGTCAATAAATGGTTTATGGAAAAAAGTGATAAGCCAATTGACGATAAAGAATGTCAAAAAATTATTGATAATAAGGTTTTTAATATTGATAGTTTAAAATATGAGATTGAAGTATCTATTAAAGATGGTGGTATTATTGGAATTTACGATAAGGAAGAAGAAGATTTTGTTGATATGATAAAACCCGGCTTTCCACGTAAAGGATTTTTAAGGCATCTTATTTATAAACTTTACGATGAAGGACATACAACTCTTGAATACTTTCAATTGAAGAAATTGACTTATAGATTCTATAAAGGTTGTTTCGATTCAGTTGAAAAAGAATGTAAAAGTGAAAAACATTGGTAATTTTATTGTTGACAAAAAACTATAAAGATAGTATAATAATAAGCGGAATATTATATTCCGCTTATTATTATTTAAAGGATTTTTCTTATGGCTTCATATGGACGAACAACTATAGCTGAATCAAAAATGATGTTTTATCCAACTGATAGAATAGAACAATATAGATTGTTTTTCTTTTTAACTAATCTTGGAAGAACTGAACTTACAACAAAAAAGCTGGTCGAACATTTTTATGGACAACAATATCAAATTGACCAAATAAATAAATTATATGTACCTAAATTATATTTAAATTCATATAGATTCGATTATTATTATCCTTGGTTTTATCTTCTTGAAAAGGGAGATATTGCAACGCTTGATATGATTTTTTCTGATAAAAATAAGGAATGTCAATCTTATACAAAAAAAACGTCAAGAGAAATGAAATATGAAGTGGTTTGTG